TCTTGCGGAAGTTCCCACAAGCCAATGGAATGCTCGTAATTCGCTTTATTGAGCCAGAATTGGTCAGAGGGTATGCAACAGACATTGGTTCGCCAAAAGACTCATTTGGTATCATTTGCGAAGAAGACGATATTAACTCCGTCTTAGGTTATCAAGTCATTCTAAAGCCTAGTGTATCTAGAGAACCTACATTCATCCCTGCGGATGAGATCATACACATCAAGATTGGCACTAATTCTAACGCAAAGCGTGGGTTAACGACCTTCTACCCTGTGTTCCAGAATTTGACGAATTGCGAGGATATTTTAGCTTCTACAGTCACGATGGCGAAGGCTAGAGCTAAGGTTGCGATGATCAGAAAAGTAAACAATGTTGCTCCTGACTCAATGGCTTCTTTAGTTGACTCACAGATTGATGCTACCCTTGGTGGCAGCAACAATATGGGTGCAACAGAGAGTATTGGATTGGAGAGGTTTGGCTATGGATCAATCATCACAGCACCCGCAAACATCGACTACGAGTTCCCTGGGGCGAATGTTGACGCTGCTGGACTTATCCAAGTTTTGCAAGCCAACTTGCGATCACTTGCAACACGATTTGGAATCAGCGAAACCCTCATGTCAGGAGATGCAAGTAACAATAACTACTCTTCGGCACTTATTGCAGAAGCACCAGCACGAAGAACTTTTGAGCGATGGCAAGGGATCGTTGGAAGATCCTTGGCCGAATGTCGATTCGAGCCAAACAAGTCTCTAGCTTGGTCACAGATTCACCTTGCTTCCGAACACGGAATCATCCCAAAAGAGATTCTTAAGAACATTAAGATCACTTCTGAAGCGTATTCTCTTCAATCAAGAGAACATCAGAAGGAAGCTGAGATGAACAATGTGTACCATTCAATGGGTGTGAAGTCTATTCAGACAATTCGCTCCGAATTAGGTCTTGATAACGATACCGAAGCATCAAACTTCATAAAACCAATTGTTGACGAGAAGAAGGGTGCAACGGAAATTGATCCGATGAATCCTTCATCAAGAGTTGAGTCTGGAAATGCTACCCAAGGCATTGGTGGTGGCGAGCAAGTTCAAGACTCCGCTCTCAATGGAGCCCAGATCGCAAACCTTGTCGATATTATTCATCGATGCTCTATCGGTGAGATTCCGATGGAAAGTGGCAAGGCGATTGCGAGAGCATCCTTCCCTGCCATCACACCTGAGATCATCGATCTTATGTTTCGTGATGTAGTGGTTAAGATACCCGAACCAGTACAACCTGTGTCAAGTTCTTCAGCAGAAAAACTTGACTCGACTGAACCACCACCAAACCTTCCCGCTGCAAAAGCACCAAAAACATCGACTGTAACAGGATAATTGTTGACAACACTAGACGATTGGATGTAATATCGTATTATGAATGCCGTCATCGAAAATAAACCAGGTGTAGTTGACCGAAACAAGTGCATTGTTTACGGTGTAAAAGTCCTTGGATTTAGCTCAATGAATGGCAGAATCTACGATCCAAAAGCGATTCGTGATGCGGTTCCGCTATACGAAAACGCTCCAGTAAATAAAGACCACAAAACCGAAGCACCTTTGTTTTCTGATCGGCTAGGATGGCTTCAAAATGTCCGTTTTACCTCCGAAGGTTTATACGCTGACTTCAGATACAACCCCCATGCTGATGGGATTGATTCGTTTTTGTGGTTCGCAGAAAATAATGGCCTCGGTGATGTAGGCTTTTCCCATCTCGTTAGTGGAAAATCGATTCCAGATCAAGATGGTACAGAAAGAGTTGTCCGAATCGACAGAGTAAGATCGGTGGATCTAGTTGCTAACCCTGCAACTACCACCACCATTTTTGAATCCAAGGAGACTGCAATGAAAAATGACAAAATGATGACCGAAGAAAATCCTGTCAAGGAAATGTATAAGGAAGAGGTTCCAGATGCTGCACCCGCACAAGAACCAACTGCTGAACCGACTTCGGAAGAACCAGCTTCTGATATGCTCAAGAAAATTATGGAAATTTGCGTTGGCCCAGGTGAAGGTTCGGCAAAAGGCAAAATGATTCTTGATCTTATTGCTGCTGCAACTGGCCTCGGTGGTGATATGACCGCTGAAACCTCAGATGTAACAGGAAATCCTACTTCTGGAACACCAGCACAAGCTAAAGTTGATGATACTGAAGAAGATCCAACCGAAGATGAACTTGAAGAATCTTTAAAAGAACTTGAAGACCTTCGCAAGTGGAAGGCCGAAAAACTCAATGAAGAAAAAATATTCTCTCTGCTTAAAGAGAATAAATTGGAAGCAACCCCTGTGTTTGTAAAGCAACTTTCCGCTATCGGTGAAACGATGTGGGCAGAAGCGATTGAAGACAGGAAAAAGGTTGCTCTTGTTAGAGCTAGTGTTAAGCCAGTTAGTTCGACTGCAATCCAAGGCGAGTCGAATTATCAACAGTTCCGTGAAAATGTCCTTGGCAAGTAAGCCATCATTAAGGAGTCCTATCAATGGCGATTACTTACAGTTTCAATGCGACTAATCCTGTGGTGGCTCCCGTTGCCACTAACAAGGCGATTCATGTTGGCGATCTAGTAGCACTATCTTCCGGTAGTGCGATCTCCGCTCTTGATTTTCCTTGGGATACCAATTTGGCAACCACTCAAACTGCGTTTGCAAGTGCTTTCCTAGGTGTGTCAGGTCAATTAAAGAGGGCAGATATAGCACTTGTGTACGGTAACTCGGTAGCCAACCAGATTCGGGTTGATTGCTCTGGTATCTACGCTGGTGATTATACTGGTTCCGCTCTTTTAGTTGGGGATTTTGTTGGCCCCACTTCCGTATCTAATGTTCTTCAGCCTCAATCCTTGGTTAAAGTTGCTTCCGCTGCTTTAGCTATCGGTCGAGTTGTTGAAGCCCTTGCTGGTACTGGCGTAGTAAAATTCCAATTGTTGTCTAGTCAAAACCCTGTGGCCCGATAATCCACAACTTTTTAAGGAGATTAGCATGAAGAGTCTAGGTAAAAAGCTGAAGGAATTCGGCCAACAAAATGGTTTGGCTAAAACCAAGCAGTTCTTTTCGGAATCTATTTCTAAAGGTGATGTTGCGGTAAATCGCATCTCCCTTAGAGGTCTTGCAGAAGGCATCATGGGTGACGATTGGGCCGAACAGCTTAATCGTTTCAATGGGCCTGAACGAACCTTTATGGAAGCAACCGAAGCAGTTGATGCTTCTAACTTTGCTGCCATTACTGGTCAGATTCTGATTACCACTGTTCAAGAAAAATACAAATTGGCATCATTCATTGGTGACCAACTTGTATCTACTATCCCTGCTGGTCAGAACCTTTCAACCGAGATCATTCCTTGGTTGTCTGATATCAGTCCTTCGCCAGAAGTGGTTCAACCCGGTATGCCTTATCCACAAACCCAGTTCTCTGGTAACTATGTACGACTTCCAGCCATTGAAAAGGTTGGTAGAATCTGTGCAATTACCGCAGAAATGATTTATTCGGACAAGACATCCCAAGCTTTGGCATCTGCCGAATCCGTAGGTACTTATTGCGGTCTAGTTCGTGAAGAAAGAATTCTTAACACGGTACTTGGCCTAACAGGTAGCTATGTGTACGGTACTGCTGCTGGTGCAGAAGCTACTCTGAATACCTATTCAGCAACCGCTCAAGCTGGCATGACCTTTGGTTTCATCAATAAGGTGACTTCTTATGCGTTGAGCAATTTTGCTAGCATTAATACGCTGGAACAATTGTTCTACCAGATGAAAGACCCCAATACTGGTAAACCCATCGATATCTTTGGCCCTGGTATGCAAATGCTTGTTATGCCTTTCCAAAAGTATACTGCTTCTAGGATCTTGAATCCTCAGACGGTTACCAAAAATGGGCCTTTTGCCACTTCTGGTGATGTTGAGCAGTTGGAAAGTCCTAATCCGCTTGACAACAACTATGGTCTTCTCACATCCGCTCATGCGAGAAACCTGTTGGTAACTAGCGGTATTGCTGCTGCCACAGCAGACAAGTATGTTTACTTGGGTAACTTCAAAAAGGCTTTCGTATGGCGTGAAGCCAAGCCTATGGAAGTTGTCCAAGCTCCAGCTAATAACTGGGCCGAGTTCAATCAGGACATTGCAGTTGCCATCAAGGCTTCTTGGTGGGGTTCTGCTGGTGTTACTGATCCTCGTTATGTTGTTCAAGGACTCCCTGCTTAGTCCTACCTACCCTGAGGTTGGGGGCCAGTTCTTGGCCCCTAGCTTTCTTTTTAAGAGGTTATTATGCCAACTCCAGCCGAAAACCTCCTGACTATAAGAGACAACTACATAAACGCATTGGTGGCTGATTCTGCAAGCCCTCAACCTTCTTATTCATGGGAAGGTGTTGCTGTTTCTAGAACAGAGTGGAGGCAGCAAACCTTGCAGCATATTACGCAAGT